ACCTGGTAATCATTTCTCTGATAATATCTACATTGCAAAATGCACTGCTGATGAAGTTGATGAACACCTAGAAATGTTTACAACCTACTTGACAAAGTATAAGGAGATGGTAGAATTAAAGAAACCTACTGGAATCGAAACCAGTGAATACAAAGATTTTGATGCATATATGACTAAACTTGACCCAGTAGCAGGTTATCTGTCTGGTAAGTTTGGAAAAGAAAAAGCAGAGAGTCTGGTAAACGATTTTCTTTTTACCTATGGATAAACCCGAAACAGAGCATTCAAAATATTGGTATGATTACACTCGTAATGATCCTGATAGAGAAAATCCATTTACTGATGCCTTTGACCATATGATGGGAGAAATGGTAGTAGGTGGTGGTAACACTGCCTTTGAAGATGATGGACTCGATTATGAAGTCGATTATATGAGTTCTTCTGCTGATTACATGGCAGATGTAGATGATCAGTATTCACATTATTTCACAGAATATCAAATAGCAGACAGAATGGATTACAAACCACAACATGCACATTACTATAAGTATCATGAAGAAGAAATTCTAAAAGATATTGAAGAATATGTCTCTGGAACATATCAAGGACATTACACAGGTAACTCACATGAGTTCCGTAAAGTTCAGACGATTGACTTGATGGCATCTAAAGATTTGGCATCAGGATTTTGTCAAGCAAACATACTTAAGTATGGAAGTAGGTATGGAAACAAAGATGGTCGTAATAAAAAAGACTTGCTAAAAGTTATACATTATGCTATGCTATTATTACACTTTGATGAGCACTACAGTAAACCCCCTATGACAACAGGGAATATTGACATTAACATGCCTTAAACATAATGAATTTAAAAGAAAGAACTATGAAATTATCTGACAACACTTTGAATGTACTCAAGAATTTTGCGGGTATTAACAATTCAATCCTTGTCAAAGAAGGTAATAAATTGAGAACAATATCTGTTGCTAAGAATATTCTTGCAGAAGCAAATATCACAGAAGAGTTTCCTCGTGATGTAGCAATCTATGATCTCAATCAATTTCTAAATGGACTTGGATTGCATCAAGATCCTGATTTAGATTTTAGTCCTGAGTCATATATTGCAATTAAAGAAGGAACAAGAAGAGTTAAATATTTTTATGCAGATCCACAAGTAATTACTGCTCCTCCTGAAAAAGAAATTAATCTTCCTACAGAAGATGTTTGTTTCCAATTAGAAAGCACATCATTAGATAAGTTACTTAAGGCAGCGGCAGTATATCAGCTACCAGATTTATCTGCGATTGGTGAAGCAGGTGTTGTTAAACTTGTTGTTCGTGATAAGAGAAATGATACATCAAATGAATATGCAGTTGTAGTTGGTGAAACTGATAAAGAGTTTGTATTCAATTTTAGAGTAGAGAACATTAAGATTATACCTGGTGCATATGATGTTGTAGTATCAAGTAAATTACTTTCTAAGTTTTCTAATACTCGTTACGATCTAAAATACTACATAGCATTAGAACCTGATTCAACATTTGGTTAATGCAAAAAGAAGTATTTTTTACTGCAGAAGAGATGCAAATCATTCGGGTTTGTTTGAGAAATGCACCTACTCCTTATGATGTGGGGAAAGGTGCAAAAGCATTAAAGATACTTCAAGAAAAAGTAGGTAAACCAATACCTATAAAGGGAGAATCTTTACCTTTAGTTGAATGTGATTTAACCAAGTACGATAAATGAACAACATCGGATTAGAAGTTGTCTTTTGGACAGCATTATCAATTTACCTTTTAGCAAAGTTGGGAGTATTCAAAAAGTGAAGTATCACTTATATGACGATCAAGAAAGACATCAAGGAACTTTTGAATCAATCGAAAAACTAAGAAATTTTTTATGTGATAGAAAGTATGATACTAATTGTGATAAGGATATAGGTAGCACATTTGATTATATAAAACATATAAAATGGTTTTTTGAAATAGAAGAATGAAACTAACACAAGAACTTATTGATAAGATACAAGAAGCTATGCTTCATACTAATCTGAAAGGTCAAATAAACTGGAAAGATGGTGATGATATTGAAGTGCAAATTGCAGGAACCTTTGCAAAGGATAGATTTATTGTATTGAAAAATATATCGAAGAATCCTTTTGAAAATGCCCAACCTCATCCTTACTTTGATTACGAGAAGAAAGTCTTTACTAAAGATGGTAGAGAAGAATATATAAAAGAACAAAAAGAAATTATAAAGAATATTGATAAAAAATAAAATTGTGTTATAATAAAAGTAAGATATTTTTATTATGAACATTTTTGTGACAGATCCTGACCCTGTTAAGTCGGCAGAAGTTTTGCCTGACAAACATGTGGTTAAGATGCCATTAGAAACTTGTCAAATGTTGGCAGTAGTTTATTCTAAGTGGTATTATAACTGGGGTAATGACTTATTACCTAAGAAAGATGGAACTCCATACAACACAGAGAAGGGTGCCTTTCGGGGACACCCTTGTACTATTTGGGCAGCACAAAGTATTGCTAATACTGCTTGGTTAATTCAACATGGTTTTGGATTACTTCAAGAGTATACACATAGGTATGGTAAAATACATTCTTGTCAAACTGCTATGAATGCAGCAGAGAGAGTGTTTGAAGAAAAGACAGGAAGAACATTACTATGCCACAAAGAAGCAACACCATTCGCATTTGCAGGACCAGATGTATTTAAATATGACACAAGCCTTGACACTCTTACTGCTTACAAGAATTACATTAGCAGCAAACCTTGGGCTGCATCTAATTATCTTCGTGACCCATCCAAAAAACCGAATTGGTTATGAAGCACATTCTATTTGAATTAGAAGGTTGTCCTTTCCCCACTTTGAATGACGAAGAACATATTAAGTTCTGTTTATTTCATGCATCAGAAGCATCACATTCAAAAGTTCTTAAGATAGAAACTCAAAAGTTTTTACCACAGGGTGTGACTGGATTTGCTTTATTAGCAGAGAGTCATTTAAGTATTCATACATGGCCAGAAAAAGGTGTTGCAATGTGTGACATTTTTACTTGTGGTGAACAATGTCAACCAGAAAGTGCAGTAGAATATTTAAGTAAATGGTTATCATCTACAAACACTAAATCTAAATGTTATGAAAGAATTTGATTATGAACTTGATTACAAAAACATTGACTTTAAAGATGAGAGAAATCGCAAACTTTATCGTATTGGAAGGGGAGAACAAGGAGTTCTATTGGTTCGCCCTTATACTAACACTATTTGTGATCATTGGAGATTCAAAACTCCTGATGAAGCAGTAAAATCTTCTAATAAAATATTTGCAATGTATCTTGATTATCGTGATGAAAAAGATTTTATCGGGATGGATATGTGTCGTAAGTTTCTTGAAATGGGATTTACTCGTGCAAGAAGATATGCAAATCACAACTCAGGTAAAAAGTATGATAATGAGGGTAATATAAAACCTCAAGAACCAGATCATGCTACAAGTAAGTATGCAAAGTCAGCAACCATATTCAAAGGAGTTCGTGACATAGTTGCAAAAAACGAAACATATGTTAAAATGAGAAAACAATGGAGATCAGAGGAATGATTTTTTTAGCGTGTCCACCAGTGTATACATTACCTGGTACTTGGAATGATCCAGACAAAATTGCTAAGTGTACTGAAACACTAATACCACATTTTACATTCAATCCTGATTATACTTTTGGTATTTCAATTGCAGTAATTACTATTCTATTAGCAGGGTATGGAGTCTATAGAGGATTCTTTGCTAATACTAATTTAACTGATCCTTGGGATGATCATGATGACTAAATTAATTGCAAAGAATGATCCACAATTCTTTGAACAGACAAGTGATAAACCTTATGATCGTCACCACTATAAGATAGTTTGCAATACTAAATCTTTTGTGGTAGAATCATGGCAGGAAGTTCAAGAATATTGGTGGAACAATTGTCGTTCACCATTCTTTCAAGGAACTTTTATTGAGATAATTGACAAACCCAAACCTAAATCCAAAGGATTTAATTAATGAGTGATTTTATATGGGTTGAAAAATACAGACCCACTACAATTGATGAATGTATCTTACCAAAAGGTATTAAAAAAACCTTTCAAGATTTTGTTGAAAGAGGTGAGATCCCAAATATGTTATTGTCAGGTCCTCCAGGCATTGGTAAGACCACAGTAGCAAAAGCATTATGCTATCAACTAGGAGCAGATTATTATGTCATTAATGGATCG